TATTTGATACTGAGTTAGAATCAGATGTAATTAATATAATTAAAACTCAGCTTATTGAAGATATGAGTTCTGAAAAAAATGGGATCAGTCTTATTGCAAAATGGCTCCCCTCTGAAAATGCAAGCAGCGCCCGCACCATTTCAAGAGCTAAAAAAATTAGAGATGCGCTTGGTGTTACTTCTAAAGATTATCGAAAAATGCTTTCTAAGCTACGCGAAAAAATTAATGTTCTTGAAAGACTTATGTCTGCTAATGAGTGGGATAAAATTGAATTTGATAAGATCCCTTCCAAAGCCGGCTTAAAATATAAGAATGCTTTTGCAAGACGTGATATTATTGCTAAGAAATACGAAGTATTTGCAAAAGATAAAACAACTACTGTAAACGCTTCTACTCTTTATCCTTATGAAGTTGTAAATAAAGCTATTGCAGGTTTTTATCGGTATGGTAGACAGACTCATCTTTCTGAAACAGATCGCGCTATGATAAATAAATATTGGGAAAATTTGCCCAATTATTTCCAAACTAAAAATGCAGATAATGATAGTCTTTTATGTGTTGTAGATACTTCTGGCTCTATGACTGGTACGGCAGCTTCTGCTCCTATTAATGTAGCTATTAGTCTTGGTATGTATTGCGCGGAATATGCTAAAGGACCGTTTGCTAATCATTACATTAGTTTTGCTTCACGTCCGCAGTTAATTAAAGTTGAGGGTATCGACTTTGTTGATAAAGTTAGACGTATTTATAGAACAAATCTTTGCGATAATACTAATCTTACCGCAGTATTTGATTTGCTTCTTAGTATTGCTAGAGATCCAAAAACAAAGAAAAGTGATATTCCAAAAACTATTATAGTTATTTCTGATATGGAAATTGATCAGGCTACAGATAACTACTGGAATAGTAGAAATAATCATAACACATGGACAAAATCTAATGCTTCAACAGAAATGGAAGTAATTAGAGAAAAATGGGCGATGTATGGGCTTGAACTTCCAAGATTAGTTTACTGGAATGTAGATAGTCGCCATCAAACAATTTTAGATTCTGGTTCAAATATATCATTTGTTTCAGGCTTTTCTCCTACATTATTTATGCAGATTTTAACAGGAAAAACTGGTTATCAATTAATGTTAGAAACTTTAACTGGAACAAATAGATATGATGTAATAAAATAAAAGAAATTTTTGGGACAATTTTAATTAATAAATTGTCCCAATTTTTCATATTTATTTGAAAGAAATAAAATAAATATGAAAGGATAATTTTTTATGGGAAGATCCGCTATAGATTTAACAGGACAGCAATTTGGTAATTTAATTGTTTTAAATAGATAGGGAACTGCAAAAGATGGACATGCCATTTGGAAATGTCAATGTCAATGTTAGAATAAAACAATATGCTATAAAACTTCAAATACCTTAAAAAGGAAAAAAGGAGCGCCGCCATCTTGTGGTTGTATATCATCAAAAATAATATCAGAAAATGCTAAAAAACGTTTTGATAATTTATTAGGAAAACATTTTGGAAAATTAATTGTTGTAGAAAAGATTGGAAGCACTGGATAGAGTATATTATGGAGATGTAAATGTTAGTGTGGAAATGAAAATTTTATTACTACATCACACCATTTAAAAACTGGAAATACTAAATCTTGTGGATGTTTGCAATCAATAGGATAGTATAATATTATTCAAATTTTAAATAAAAATAATATTAATTTTATAAAATAGTATATTTTTGATAATTTTAAATATAAATAGACAAAAGGAATACCAAGATTTGATTTTTTCTTACCAAGTTATAATCGTTTAATTGAATTTGATGGAAAACAGCATTTTGAAAAAACAAGTGATTTATGGGAACAAGGAAATTCTTTAGAACAAAGAATTAAACATGATTTATAGAAAAATGAATGGGCAAAAGAACACAACATTCCATTAGTTCGTATCCCTTATTGGGAACGAGATAATATAACTTTAGATATGATATTAGGAAATAAATATCTTGTTGATGATTGAAACAATTTGTGCTGAAAGATATAAGAAGATAGTTTTTAAACTATCTTCTTTTTTTATTTATTATTTTTAAGGACAACAGTGATTTATAAATCAAAACCTTTTTTGATATACAATAGAAAATAATAATGAAAGGAGATTATTCTTTTTTATGAATACTGTTAGATATATTAAAGTACAGCAAGAAAATGGAGATTATTCAACTAGTATTCCTATTGGAGCAGATGCAGAAAACATTACTCTAAAAAATGGTGTTGATGCAGAATAGACTTTTGGATAGTTAAAAGATAAAGCTGCTGCTTTAACCAGTAGAGTAGATAGCTTTACTCATCTTGCGGAAGGTAGTACTACCGGTGATGCTGAACTATTAGATATTCGTAATGGTGTAGATGGCACTAAATATGGAAGTGCTGGTACAGCAGTTCGTGCTCAGGTGAATAAAATAACAAGAGCAAAAGCATTTGTAGATGATGACAATTATCTTGAAATAAAAAACTATCGACTTAATAATACGCTAGATGATATTGATCCATTAATATTGGATCCTACTTTAACAATAAGCGGTGCCGCAGCAGATGCTAAAGCAACAGGCGATGCTATTAGAGAAGGGGCGGATAATCTTGCACCCACTTATAGTACTACTGCAACTTATGCTGTAGGAGATTATGTCATTTATAATAATTAGTTATATAAATGTACTACTGCTATTACAACTGGAGAAACGTGGACCGCAGCCAAGTGGGTTGCTGCAAAAATCGCTTCAGATGTAATTAGTTTAAAAGAGGATTTACACGAATCAGAAGTCGGCAAAAATACCATGATGCTTGAAAAAATGAAGTGGCTTGATTGGGATGGTGTAAAAGATTATCTGTATGATAAAACATACAATCCTAATATGTATGATGCAACTGGCACTCCTTCTCATCATAATACATTGGCTATGTCAAATATGGTGGAATGTGAGCCAAGTAAAACTTATGTGGTAGCAGATAAATTCTATGAGCGTTTTATTGTGTCACGTATTACTTTTTATGACAATGAAAAGAAATTCATTTCATCAAGTTACACTTTTGGTAGAACAAGTGATAATGTTTGTTATACATTTGAAACACCAAGTAATGCATATTATTTCCGTATAATGTCGCCAATGACAGGGGGTGAAGCAAGCTACCATTATGGAATATATGATTACATGATGATTGTATCATCTAATGATTATATTTCTATTCCAAGCGTTCCTAAAAGCAATAAGGATTTAATCATCGACAGATATGAAAACGGTGTTGGTGCTATAAAAACAAATATAGCTTCATTAGAGATACCAGTAGAGTATTCGGATTACGAAACGCATAACGGATACCGTTATGGAAAAAGCATATCGCCATCAACCGATGGTTTGTTTGAACTGTCAAATGCCTGTGCTGTGAAAATAAAAGTAAATGAAGGCGAAAGGTATTTAATTAGCGGAAAAACCAATGCTGATTTAACTACTACAATAAGATTTGAAACATATGATGGGTATCTGATAAACAATACAGACTACGTTTCAGAACAGCCATTAATTGATTATCTTGTCACTGTTCCAAAAGACATTGCATACATCAGACTTACGTTCGTCAATGTATCAACATATCCGTATAGCATTAAAAAGTATCAAATTAAAAACGATAAGTTACCGGATTATTGGGAAACATATCTTGATAGTAAGTATGATGAAATCATTTCGGCTATGACAGATGGCGGGATGTCAACAGTATTCGCATTTATCACAGACACGCACAAGCCTACAAATCCATCTAATTATTCTCCAAAAATCATAAAGAAAATTGATGACCATGTTAATTTATCAGCAGTAGTACATGGTGGAGATATGGTTAATTGGTATGCCAACAAACAGCTTGGACTTGAAGCGATTACAGATGCTATTAAAGATTATGCGGATTTGTATGATAAATTGCTTATTACAGAAGGTAATCATGACAATACCCCTGTAATTGGTGGATTGGCAGACGCTGAAACAAATATTATCTTATCAAATAAAGAACTTTTCTCATATTTTTACAGATACAACAGAAAAGGTTTTGTGTTCGGAAATAACAGACCGTGGATAAGTGGAACTGATAGACATGGATATAACAGTGGGGCTTTATACGGTTATTATGATGACGCAGATTCCAAAGTTAGGTATGTGAATTTGTGTGGATATGACATAAATTATGATGGATGGAACGGCAACCGCATTTCACAAAAACAGCTTGATTGGCTTGCTGAAGTATTGGAAGATGTTGCACAAAAAACTGATAGCAATGAATGGGTTGTTGTACCGTTTATACATCATGGCAGTAATTCGCAAAGCTATGGTTTAACAACCAACTATGAATATGTTACTGGTATGCTTAATGCGGCAAAAAACGGAACATCTTATATTGTTGAAAATGGTGGCGTTACTGGTGAACCAATTAATTTAAACGTCACATTTTCAAACGAAGTAATTGTGCCATGCATTTTATGTGGTCATAGACATACAGATGATATGCAGGTGATTGATAATGTTAATTGCATTGTAACAACATCTGATGCATACGGCAATCACGGTGGTGTCCGTGGAACAGTTACAGAACAGGCATTTGATATTGTTGTCATTAATAAACTGTCAAGAACTATTGTGATGAAAAGAATTGGCAGTGGTAATGACAGGACATTTAATTATTAAAGCAGACAATGGTGGCGATTATGGTAACAGGAATAATTACGATAATTTTCTCAGTGCTATTTTGGTCTGTTGGATATATTTACGAATCCCATGCTACTGAGGAAGAAAAAAAGAAAAAATGGTGGCTGTTCACACACGGCTGTTATTAACGTAAAGGACACATTAAATCAAAGTCTTACTAACATAAAGCAAACCTGAATACACACTAATACATACCAGTGTGTACCTTTTAAGACAAAAAAGAGGGGGCTACTCCTCAGTAGCCCCGTTTCTTGAGGTATTCATCGAGTGCCTTTTGGATCGTCCATGAGCGGTTGCGTTCTTCCTCTCTCATGTACTTTTCCAGGCGTTCGATGATGGATGGCGGGAGCGATATGTTATACCGCTGATAACCACCAGTCTCTTCGATGCCACGAAGAGATCTACCGCCGTTGATTCCCATACAATCACCTCCATAGGTATTGTATCAAATCACACAAATGACCGTCAATGTAGACTAATACACATTATTACATAACAATAGCCTATATTGTCCGGCAATATTCAACTTTGCGTGCAAACTTTAAATGAGTAACGCTAACAAGAACAATTG